CGACGCAGCCGTCCGGATAGTCAAAACGCTCATAGTCCCCACCCGGATAGAATGGTCGCACAATGCTTGCCGGATCTATCCCGTACTCGCCGCACGCCCAATCTCGGATTGCATCATAGACGAGCGGCGGTGTATAGCAGTCGTCCGTTGTCTTTTTCGGCTTGAATTTCTCTGTAAATGCGTCGTACTCCGGGTTGTCGTCAAATAGGCTTCCCTGTTCAAATTGCATGCTGTATCCCACCTTTGTTTTTTCTGCCCGTTCAAAGCATAGCCGGAGCCTCCGGCCATGCGTTCAGCGTGCAGTTATACCTCCACTGCCTCGTCCAGCCGCACATTGATCTTCTTCCCGCCGGACTCGATCACATATCCTCCGTGTCCGCCGTACCTTGCCTCGAATTTCAGCGCATCATACACCGCGCCCACCTTTGGCTGAAGCTTCTGGACTACCGGTATCCTTGTCGTGATCCGGATGCGCGTCTGCGTCGGGAAATTTTTCTTTTCGAACGGAACGCCCTCGCGATCCTGCGCCGCCTGTTTTGCCGCGCACACCTGGCTGCAATAAAACTTTTTTGCATGATTCATCCTGTGCAGCTCGCGCTGGAATACCTTCCCGCAGTGTGCGCACTGCATCGTTATCATCGTCGGCATACTATCCACTCCTCATTTTTTACCCGGGCGCGGCCTTTGCAGCTGCCGCGCCCGGAGCCTTAAGCCGGGTCTCCCTCCTGCGCACCTCATGGCACAGTGCGCAGGCATAAGTCCATCAAAAAATCAGTTCTCCCGGCTGTTTGCCGCCTCGATCTCCTTGCGCTCCTGCATAAACCCGTGCAGGAACAGCTCCAATAGATTTGCCGCGCCGTTTACCATCTTGGTAAGATCTTTTTTGCTGATCTGGAGTTTGCCGCTCGTCACGACCTGCAAGTCCGGCCTTCCGATGATCTGTACCGTCGGATTCGGCTCGATCGTCCGTTTCCCATCCTCCTCGATCTTATAGAGAGGCGGTGTCGCCTGCTCCATCACGATCCTCGGGGGATACTCCGTTCCAACGAAATCCACATCCCAATGCTTGCCGTTGTACTCATTTACAAACGAATCCAGCTCTACGGCAAAATATTGCATGATTTCAGCCATCTGTTTGCTCCTTCCCGATGTGCTTTCTCCGCACGCCGTTTTCATCCTCCGTGAGCGGCAGTGCCTTTCTGCGTGCCCGCTCCTCCGGCTGCCATCCGCAGTGCGTGCAGGCCTCGTCGCCCGCGTACTCCATCTGGCAGCATCGCGCCGACTTCGGCAGCGTGCATCGTTTTTCATCCTCTGCCATCCCTACACCTCCTGTATATCGATCCCGTATTGGGATCGCATCATTTTTTTGTTGCGCAGGTACTCCTTTGTGCGCGTGGGCTTGGACTTTACATCCTCTACCACCAGCTTTCCGCCGAAGCGGTAAGAAAAGTCCGCCGTGTATCGGATCGCGCGGATTCGCTGTCCGTTCTCTGTGAGATAGCTCTCCTGCAGCGTAAACTGCGGCTGTAAGCGCAGATCTGTAATGATCTCCGCGCGGAGCATCACCATCAGCTCGTCGTACCGCCGCGCCTCTTTCTGGCTGTCGAAGCGCACCGCGCCGCGTTCTGCCTTCTGGCTTCCGTATTTCGTTTTCCCTTGGCTCCCCTTCGCAAGGGGAGCTGGCGCCGCAGCGCCTGAGAGGTCGCGCGCCTGCTTCGCGTAAAGCTCCCGCATCCTCGGCGGCATGTCCGCCATGCTCTCAAACCGCAGCCCGCTCATTCGGTCTCGCCCCAACTGCAAAAATTGTCTGGCTCGACAGCAACAGCGTTTTTGAAGGACGTGCGTGAAAAGCACCTGCCATCGATGTTGTAAATGCAGTCCTTGCACCGCACTACCGGCGCAACGTCGGCGGCGGGCTGGCGAAGCAGAAGCGTTTTCACTCGCTGCGGTGTCCAGTTCGGATTTCCCGCGTTGCAGGACTCAAAGTCTTCCAACGCCGCCTCGCGGCTGATGTATTCGTCAGGCATCGTGCACCTCCACACCTGCGCTAGCCAGTATATCTTCAAGCAGCATCTCGTTGTCGTCGCCTATGTAGTCGCCGCATTCATCAAAATACTGGTATGAGGTATATTCTCTTGCCTCGATTCCGGCGATCTGCCGCAGTGCCTCGTTGTATTCATCGAGTCCTCTTTCCGACGCGGCCATTATCTCCTCCAGTTGTTCGCTTGTTATGCACTTAGCCATCCTTCTTGTCCTCCAATCCCCATTCCTTCAAAACCATATCTCTGCGCACCATGCAGGCGGCATCTGCCGGGAACTTGAACGTCTCGTCTGTGGAGCATCGTGCATAGTCTTTGCACCGGAAGCATTCGCCGAGGATTGCGGCGGCCTGAACGCCCAGACCCTCAGCCTGCTTTTCAGGCGGCAAGTCCTCCATAAATGCGGTACAGTATGTTTCAGCCATCCTTCTTGCCCTCCATCGCCCGCTCTGCCTCAATGCAGGTATAGTGGCGGCTGAAATAATCCCAATTTGCCGCGCAGTCGCTTCCCGCATCGTCCGGCGTTGCGTCCTCATGATCAAAGTAGATGTTGATGTTCGTCCCAAATGGCTCTATGCTGCCGATTACTGCGGTTATTCGCACCGCGCGACCGCCCTCATCTACCCATCGTTCTCCCACCTTGCACGGCAAAACCACCACGCGCCCGTCCTTGTCTGCCTCGGCAAGCTCGCGGAGGCGGTCAGCCTCCATGCCCAGCGCCTGCGCTGCCAGATTTATCATCGTGTCCTCCGTAAATGGAGCCTTGATTTCCTCCGGCGTCAGGCCCGTGTCCTCGTAGGCCGCAAGTCGATCACACACCGCAGCTTCAAACGGGCAATTTTCAATTTTGCACCCGCTGCCGCCGCACGGTTCTTCGAAGCAGCGCGGATAATAGGCATGACGGGTTTGTTCGTCATTCCATTCAGTCAGTCGCTCCATAACTCTTCCTCCACATACCGCCAGCTCTGCGGCGGGCGGGTAATTGGCCCGGGCGCAAGGCCGAATTTTGTCTCCCGCAGGCCGGTAAACTCCCACAGATCGCGCGGGCGATCGTAAATTCTGAGGTCTGAAATGTGCCATCCGTAGCCGACGCCGCCGTCCAGATATTTCTCCAGCTCGTCTTTTGTCAGGCAGGCATCCGCAAGAAGCGTATCAAGTGGTGTGCAGTCCATGTTCCAATCGCAGATGCAATATTTCGGCGGTTCACAGATTGCTCCTACTCTGACGATCCTTTCAAAAATGTCGTCGCATACAAACTCGCCGATGACGCCGCCCTGAACCGAACGGTAAATGTAGCACTTAAACGGCGTATCCATCTTCGGGCGTGTCTTGCGCACCTCGATTGTCTTTTCACCATTGGCAATCTTCTCGCACCACTCCGGGCGAATGCTGATCAGTACCGCTTTACTCATGCTTGTCTCCTTTCAAAATTTCCTCCATCAATGCCTTAAAAATCGGGTATGCCTGCTGCGGCACTACAGCGTTTCCGAGGCATTTAAGTCTGTCCACCCTGGCGGGAATCCCATGAGCCACTCTACCCACATCGGGTTCAATTGCCCAGCAACGTCCGTCCGCAAGCTCCTGCAATTGTTCCCACCGTGCGTCCCCTGCGCATCCGCTGCACATGGTGTCGTAAACAGCTTCATTGCCACTCTCTGCGTCAGATTGCATTTGCCCGGATCTTTTTTCCTGCTCGGCGGCACAGATTTCAGCGTGTCTTTGTATTCGTTCGCGCGCGGCGTCGGCCATGGCCTCACCGCTGACGGCAAGTCCAGGCTGCGTCGGCTGCCTGTTTTCTGCTGCGTGCTCCGCATCCGCTCCTTTGCGTAGCCCATCCTCGTCGGCGTCGGCCACATCTGCGATTCCGACGAAGAACACTCTCGATCTTCTGTGCCAAGCTCCAACAGCCGCAGCTTCAAAATTGAACACGACGACGTGATAGCCTGCACGCTCCAGACCCTTAACCACCTGCCCGGCGGCAATGCGGATGATTCCAGGTACATTTTCACCGATAACGCAACGCGGGCGCAGCTCTCGGATAACTCGGAGCATCTCCGGCCAGAGGTATCGATCATCCCCTTTGCCCTTTTGCTTTCCAGCCACGGAGAAGGGCTGGCATGGGAATCCGCCGGAAATAACGTCAACTGTTCGTAGGCCTGTCCTCTCATAAAAACTCTCCTTTGTCAGCGTCCGGACGTCGCGCCAGCGCGGCACGTCTGGCCAGTGCTTTTCCAACACCTTCGTCGGGTAGTCGGCAAACTCACACTGCCCGACGGTCGTAAATCCTGCCCACTCGGCAGCCAAATCCAGCCCGCCGATCCCGGAAAACAGGCTCAGATGCGTCAGCATCGTGCCTCATCCCTCCCCGGCATCAGTTTCGACAGCATGTTCTGGCCAAGATCCGCAACACAGATATCCACGATATGCTCGCATAGCGCTTTCGGAATCACCGATCGCTCCTTGCTCCCCTTCAGCCCCTGCGTGCCGGTCTTTGCTCCGCGCGGCGCGGCGATATGGCACGGGTCGCCGTTGTGGCACATCGGCCTAAATTTGGGAGCTGGATGATTTGTCCATATATCTGTCGGCTTCATTCTGGTGTCGCCATACTGGCAATATGTAACAGTGTAGCGAGGCAGACCCTGCATCCACGTCATTTTCCGCATCCCGCCACGGGGATTTTCTATAAAATAAAATTTCGGGTTTAGCTCTTTGATGAGTGCCAGGACATGCTGATCCACCTTGTCGCAGAACTTTGCGTACTCGCTCACCGCGTCCAAATTCCCCGTTTCCGGATTTTTGCGTCGATGGTGTGAGATTGCAGCGATGGAGAATGTCGTGCAATCCGGGCTTGCCCAGATCACATCCGGATGTCCGAATTTATCCAAGATGTCTTTCGCCGTTACCGTCAGGATGTCAGCGTATAGATCGATGTTTTCAAAGTCTTTGTCCCACTCCACTGAGTACACTTCGTGCCCTCGTGCCTCAAATGCTTTCCCGATGCTTCGCGTCCCCGCAAACAATTCTAGTACTTTCATCTTGCCGCCTCTCTTCCCGCCAGCTTCTCCAGCATGATCTGGCCGAGATCCGCAACGTACACAAGCCGCCCGCGAATGGTCTCCGTTGCCTCTTGCAAATATCGATTTCCCATGATATACTCTCCTTGTAAAGCTTTTGGCGGCCGTCCTATGGCCGCGCCCTCGTCTGGCGGCAACCGGGCGAGGGCATTTTTTATCCGATCAGGAACTCCGGCTTATAGTGGAGCTTCATCGCCTTGGCGTTCTGGTGGTATTCCGGCGCGCTCCACTTATAGCCCCAGTATTTGGCCGCCGTAAAGATCGCGGCCAGCTCGTCTCCCGCGCGTACCGTAATGCTCTGATTGCGGTACGCGACGGCGTAATAAGTTTGCCCGGTATACCCGGCCTGCGCGATCACGCACGGCCTGCGCGGTGCCCGCTCTCCCGAGTAATCGGTGCTATTTTGCCGCATACAAATGCCCCTTCCTTACTTTCCTCCCGGCGTGCGCGATCTCCCGCTGCGCCACGAAATTCAGCTCCTGCGCGTGCTTCTCTGCGAGCTGCTTTTGATAGATGTGCTCCCGGATGGACTGATACAGCATCCATGAGCAGCACATCGCGCTGCATCCCGGCGCACGTCCCGGACAGGCTCTCCCGCATGGAGGCGGGATTGGCTTTGTTTTCGGTGCGTACCGTATCATTCGTCCTCGGCCTCCTCCCACAAGTGCTGCATCCACGCTGCCAGTGTCAGCAGCCGCTTGCGCGTCTCCAGCACCAACTCGACGATCTCACGATCGATATGCGGCTGACTGCTCAGTATCTCCGCGTCCTCCTGGTCCTGTTCAGCGGCCCGCGTGGCCGCGTCGATCAGGTCCTCCATCTGCTCCGGCGTCAGTTCCACCGGAATTTTCCCGTTACTCGCCATCTTTCTCGCGCTCAGCGATCCGCATTGCCTCGCGGATCACACTCCCGCCATAGGCATCCTTGGTCAGCTCAAAGAATTCCTCGCGCGTCATATCTGCGCTAAGGTCGATTCCGTGATCCTTCGCAAATGCCTTTCGCCCGGCCTCGCAGCTCCCAGTCAGCCGGCGATGCCAGTCGTACAGCGTCATTACCGGATACTCTGTATTCGGCTTGATCGCATCCAGAAATGCGGTGATCCGCTCCTCCTGCGGCATGTCCTCAAACGCCTTATCGCGCGCATCCGTCACAGCCTGACGCACCGTCTCCCCGTGCGCGAAGCAGCCGTCAACTTTCGCGATGAAGCATGGCGTCAGCGTCAGATCGCCTTGCAGGATAAAGCCCTTCGCAATGTCCCCGTGTACCGCCGTTATGATCGTCTGCACACCATCGATCATATGTACATCTTCGCCGTCGTACTTTTTAATGCCGTCGCCGTCGCCGTCGCCGTAGCCGGAGCCGGAGCCGTAGCCGGAGCCGTAGCCGTAGCCGTCGCCGGAGCCGGAGCCGTAGCCGTAGCCGGAGCCGGAGCCGGATCGCGCGTCCAGCAACTCTTTGATTTTTATCGTTTCCATACTCTTACTCCATTGATGCTCCGCACCGCCTCGTCGGTGCAAGGGATGATCTCAATAATCCCGAGTACCGTCATTGCCGGTATCGTTACCGTAAACTTACATTTTTCCGGTGCCTTCACCCCCTCCGTTGCGAGCTGGGACAAGCTCGCCGCTCCATCCCAATACCACAGCCTTCGGCAATCAACCAGATCTGCCTCGTCACCTCTGCGTTCCGCGATCTTTGCGAAGAATACGCCCGCCCGATCGCACCGAATGATGTAATACTGCTCGTTTTTGTTTTCCATTATTGTTTCCTCCTTAAATTTCGTTTCCCGGCAGCTTCGCTCGAAGCGCCCTGACAATATCCTCACAGCTCATACAGCACACTCCCCAGTACAGCGCTGATCGCCGCCGCTCCGCCGAAGGCCAGCGCCGCACCGGCCAGCTCCAAGGCCAGCAGCACCAGCGCCATGCCGGACAAAAACGCCCCTGCCAGCCAGCAGACGGAGAGCGCCGCCCGGCGTACCCGCTCTCTCTTTTCCCGCAGTCCGTCCCTCTCGGCTCTGCGTGCTTCCCATTCGCGCTCCCGCGCTCTCTGGTGATTGACTCCCGTGATAAACTCCACGTCGCTCATATGCTCTCCTCCTTTTTCTCTTCTGCCTCTTTCCGGTAGCGTTCGGCGGCCCAGCGCGCGAACGCCGCGAGCTTTTCCTCGCCCTCCTCGGGGCGCTTGATCTCAAACGGCGCGGCGGAGATAAAGCCGCCGTCCTCCGTCCGGTAAGCAATTGCCGCCAGCATCGTTACCCCTCCTTTTCCAGCGCCGCCAGTGCCAGCGCTGCGATCAGCAGCGCCACCGGCAAACACACCAGATGCTGCACCGTCTCCGTCCCTGCGCGAATCTGCTGTACCAACCACGCCACCCCGGCGCACACACCGCAGCCGAATAGCGCTCCGGCAAGCAGCAGCGCAAGGTTTCGCAGTGCTCTTTTTATGTACCGCATATTACGCCTCCTTCCGTTCCGCCTGCGTCAGCTCCTTGGTCAGCAGCATGCCATAGGCGATATCGCCCAGACGCTGCATCTGCTCAGCGGACAGGCCGCTTGTGTTTTTTCTCAGGCTCTCAGCTATTTGCTTTTCCTTTTCGGACATTTCTATCACCTCGCGTTATCGCTACATTTTGTTGTTGCGTTTTGTATTGTGAATACACAATACCACCTTTCAAGTGTTTTGTCAATACATTTACGCAAAATATTTTTATCAGTATTGTATTGACAATACATTTTGTTTGTGTATAATAGTATCTATCAGGAGGTGATACCGTGTCCATCAATGAGCGGATCAAAGATGTCCGCAAGTCCGCCAGCTTATCCCAGACCGATTTTGCCGAGCGCCTCGGCACCACTAGAGGCGTTATCACAAATCTCGAGGGCGGTAAGACAACACCAAACGAGCCGTTTATCAAACTGATTTGCCGTGAGTTTAACGTTGACGAGCATTGGCTCCGTACCGGCGATGGCGATATGTTCCAAAAGCTCACGCGCGATCAGGAGCTTGCCGAATTTTTCGGTAAGGTCGTCGCTGACCCGGACGATGCGCCGCGAAAGCGTTTTATCTCGATCATCAGCAAGCTCAGCGCAGAGGAGTGGACGCTGCTCGACGAGATCGCAAAAAAAATGGCCGAGGACGGTTAACGTCCCCGGCTCTTTTTTTATCCACGCTTTACCACCTCGCGCAAAAACCGCCACACAATGTCCAGTTCCTTTTCCGTCGCGCTTTCCAGCATCCTCTTGATTTCTTCTAACATCTCGATTCTTTCCATTTTCCCCGATTCCTCCATTCTTTCACAAATTCCGCGTTCATTTTTTGGTAACAATTCGGCCTTGCATCGATTACAGATTTGGCGTAAACTATAAATAACATATTTTTCTATTATCCAGGGGGCTGTATTTTATGGCTAATTCGCCGAACTCTGAAACCCCGTCAGCACCGGAGCCCAAGAAACTCCGCGCCCGCGTTTTGATTGCAGTTTTGATTTTGCTGGTCTGCGTTTCCGGCATAGTTTTCCGAGTAATCGATGCGCATTTTTCCGTCATGCCCGGCACTCGCCTTAATATTAATAACTCTGACGGGCAGATTGCTGTTGCTCAAATTACACCTGCGCCAGATCCCGCCCAACAATCAGTCGCTAATCAATCCGCTGCTCAAACCGAGCGTCCAATCCCATACGACATTCCTGCGCCCATTGTCTACACCGGTTTTGGCGATGATGTCTTGTCTATTGACACTCCCGACTATCCCTTCTTTTTTTATATTGATGGCAATAGTGAGGCTCGACATTTTTCTGTTACTACTTATTGTGCTAACGGCGATTATGGTGAATTGCTCGTGAACACTACAGATAAGTATAGTGGTTTTACTATCGACCCAAGCTTTGACGTGTCTACCATCGAGATTTCTGCAACCGGCGGCTGGGAAATACAAATCAGGTCAATCTACGACACGGCCTGTATCGTAAGGGGCACCCGGTTTGCAACATCTGGCGATGCCGTTTTGTTTGTTCGCAGTTATGGCTCTACTGCGTATATCAGCGGCAACGGTGGTGCTAATTATTTCGGTGTCTGGACGTACGGAACGAGCGATGAACTTCTCGTTAACACAACAGATGTTTACAACGGTACAGTCATGATAAAAGGTGACCCGCTCCTTCTTGTCGTCAAGGCAGTTGGCCCGTGGGAGATCACGCTGGAATAGTTGAATTCGCCCGTGCCAGCGTGCCGATGCTGACACGGGCTTTGGTTTCTGCAAGCGATTGGGAGCCGCCTGTAGCTCAAGCATACGCTTTCACCAATGGTTATGTACAGCCCTTTCCATGGTTTTCTCCGCCCCAATCATGGTTTTTTGGAGTGATTTTCTTGGAAAAAATGTTGTGGCAGCTCTGCCGCGAAGCAAAGGAGGCTTCGCATCTCACAAATCAGATCATCGCCGACCGTGCCGGCCTCGCCCTGAATACGGTTTCTCAGTACCTGCGCGGCGAATCAAAAAGCGCCTCTGTCTACACCGTCGGCCCGATCTGCTATGCCCTCGGCATCGACATGAATGCGTACTTCGGCATCTCGCCGCCCGCTCCGGAATCCGTCTCCGAGCTGCTTCGCCTGGAAAACAAAAGCCTCCGCATCCAGCGCGATCAGCTTCGAAAATCCCTGAAAATGCACCGCATCACCACCCTTGTCCTGCTCGGCATCGTCGCGCTTTGCGCTTTTGCTCTGGTGGTGGATATCCTGAGTCCAACCCTCGGTTGGTTCCGTGCATAAAAAAATAGCCGCCCCGGCGCACTGCCGGAGCGGTATCTTTGGAGGTTTTTATGGATCATGGCCTGAATCTCGCCAACGTTGTGATTTACGCCCGGTATTCATCCGCCGGCCAGAACGATCAATCCATCGACGGCCAGCTTGCCAAATGCCGCGAGTACGCGCAGCAGCGCGGTTTCCGCGTGGTAGGTGAGTATTGCGATCGTGCGCTGTCCGGCCGATATGCCGAAACGCGCCCGGAGTTCCAGCGGCTCGTTTCGGATAGCTCCAAACATGCGTTTGAGTATGTGCTTGTCTGGAAGCTGGACCGTTTTTCCCGGGACCGCTACGACAGCGCCATTTACAAAAAGAAGCTCCGCGCGAACGGCGTGCGCGTACTGTCCGTCACCGAGGGAATCGATGAAAGCAGCGAAAGCGTCCTCCTCGAGGCTATCTTGGAGGCCATGGCGGAGGAATATTCCCGGCAGCTCGCGCAGAACGTCAAGCGCGGGATGCGCCAGAACGCCGAAAAAGCGCTGAGCCTCGGCGGAATGCCCCCGCTCGGATATGATGTTGTATCCAAGCGCTACACGATCAACGAGTCCGAGGCTCAGATCGTGCGCTTTATCCATGAGCGCTACGCCGCCGGGGCCGCGCAGAAACTCATTGTTGATGAGTGCCGGCAGCGCGGCTATTGCGCCAAGCGTGGGAATGAGCTGACGATTGGAGCCGTCAACCGCATCCTGCGCAATCCCAAGTACACCGGAACGTATGTTTGTGATGATCTTGTCCTGGAGGACGCGATCCCAGCCATTGTCTCCAAGCCGCTCAAGCAGCAGGTGCGTGACCGGCTTGCAGCCAGCGCAAAGGCCCCCGGCCACGCAAAGGCAAAGGTGGAATACCTCCTGCACGGCAAGCTCTTTTGCGGTGAGTGCGGCGCGCCCATGATAGGGGAGTGCGGCCGCGGTAAGAACGGCACCACGCATTACTATTACACCTGCGCAGCCCGTAAAAAATCCCGCTCCTGCAAAAAGCGCAACGAGCGGAAATTTGAACTGGAAAAATATATTGTGGAGTATATCAGTATGTACGTCCTCACGGACGAGTGGATCAACGCCGCCGCCGAGCGTGTTGTTGCCGAATACGCCCGTAGCTATGACGCCTCCGGCATTAAGCCGTTGGAGCGCCAGATCCGCGAGGCCGACAAAGAGCTTGACGCGCTTGTTGATACGCTGATAAAAACGGCCTCTGCGACGGCCATTGCAAAAATCAATGAGCGCATCGAGGCGGTGGAAGCCAAAAAGCGCACGCTGGAGGCCGACCTTGCGACTCTCCGCATCGCCATCCGCGTAGAGATCCGCAAAGAGGATATCGTCGCATGGCTCGATCAGTTCCGCGTCGGCAACTCCAGCGACCCGGAATACTGCAAAAAAATCATTGAGCTGTTTGTGAACGCTGTGTACGTCTATGATGATCGCATCAAAATGTTTTTCAACGTCCGCGACTCCGCACAGATCACATACCCCGAAATGCTGGCTTTAGATGGCTTGGAGTGTTCGGATTTTGATTTGTCCGGCGTACCAAATGATGCCTTATCCGAACAAATCCTGTTTATCAACGGTATAATCGGGATGCTTGTTCGCCGATAAGGCGCAGCCCCTCTCCAAATCGGAGAGGGGCTGCTTTTTATTTCACAATGCACCTGTAATACGCACAAAGCTTTTCCTCCGGGCCGGGTCCGTCCTTGTCCATCAAAAACGCCCGCGCCAGCTCCGCGTAGAACTCCGGCACGTCGACTCCGAATTTCCGCGCCACATCGTAGTAGTCCGAGTACATCATGTTCATGGTAACACTCCACGCCCAGCGGGGGATGTCGTGCGGGATGCCGCTCGCATCCGCGACGGCGGAAGTCTGATCCATCGTCCAGTGCGGGCCGACCGTGCCGTCGGCGTTCTGCATGTGCTCCGCCCAGCGCATGGCATCCTCTCGGGAGAATTCCGTCATTTTCGTGGACTCACGAAAATGGTCTCCATCCATTCCGTCGAGCTTATGCAGACGGCACAGGAGGCCCGCCACGGCTTCAGCCTCTTCGATGTGTCCCAGTGTCAGCGGCTTTTCGGAAATCTCCTCCAGCCGCGCGTACAGTCCGTTGATGTAGTCTTTCATTCTCACGCCTCCTGGATGTATTTGTATAGGCTGTCAAGGTCGTCCGAAGCAAAAGTCAGCTTTCCGATAAATGGAATCTCTATCGGGAGTTTTCGCCCGTCGAGCCGAGGTCTTGCCTTATTATAGAGCCTGTCAATGTCGATATCCCCGTGCTCATCCATAATCCGCATCGCTTTGAACCACGGGTTATCTCTCAGCACAAGCAGTTGCTCTTTGCTGCCGTCTGCCAGTAAAGACAACCCAACGCCTGCTACAAAGGAGCGCACCTCGTCCATATGCGGGGATGCTACTGTATCAAAAAAACGCAAAATTCCGCGCATAGCCTGATCTATCGTCACCATAAAGTTTTACCTCCTTTAAGGATGGGGCGGCTATTGCCGCCCCTTTGGTTTACTTGTTGCAGCAGCGCTGGATCGGGTTGTAGAGCGTCTGCGCCGTGGTCGCGGTGCCCGTGGTGACGTCGGCGACCTGCTTGGGATAAAAGGTCGCGTTGACGTAGGTGACGATGGAGTTGTCACCGCAGCAGCGGCGCTCGGCCTCCATCTTGATCGCATCAATCGCTTCCTTGCGGACGGACTCGACGTCCTGCTTTACCAGCGTGAAACTGTCCTCGGTGCGCTGGTTGTGGACGGCCTGCTTGCACAGCGCCTCACGGACGTCCTTGAGCTGCCTGTCGATATAACCGTACACCTCCAGCATCTTTCCGTCGTTGTACGTGTTGGCCTTGAGCAGCGCGATTTCGCTGTCCTTCGCGGCCAGCTTCTGCTCCCGGTCGAGATCGTAGCGCGTGACCGGCATGTTCTCGCTGCACGTCGGCTCCTGCTTCCGCGCGGCGAGCATGGCGGCGACCGTCATGGCAGGCGTAACCGCCGCAGCAACGTCAGCGGCTTCCGATCTCTTGTTCTGGTTGAGGCCGCCCAGCAGATTGCCGAGCCCGCCGTTTGCCAGACTCATCGCGGCGCCGCCGATGCCAAAGCCCAGCGCAGTCCCCGCGAGTCCCTTGCTTGCGTATTCCATAGTAGTACCTCCGATAAAATAGTAAGCTGGCCAGCTCCTATTCTCATTATGCGCTTTCCCGAAAATCTAAGGGATGCATTTGTGTGCATTTGTGTAGCGTTTGCGTGCGATTTATTTTAATTTGCAGCAAAATATACTTGACATTCTGAGCCATGTGGAGTATAATGTAGCCATAAGATAAAAGCAAGGCAACAGCCAAGGAGGAAAACAAAATGAAAAAGACTTACATCCAGTTCGGATTCAATTCCGCTTTCATTTCCCGCCACGATGGCAACGAGCAGTTCGCTCTGTACGCCGATGTCGATGCCGTCTACGGCGGCTGGCTTGCCGAGACATCCGGCGAGCCGATGTGCCTCAATGCGCTTGAGGATGCAGGCTGCGATGGTGTGATCGCAGAGATCTCCAGCATCATCGCCGATCCGGCAACGCCGTGGGAAGCGCTGAGCGAGGAAGATGAGGCGTTCATCAGCGACACCTTCGCAGCATGGGGGATCAAATAATGGATCGGGTATGCGCGCTTTGCGGCGCGCACTTCGACGGACAAATTCGGAATACCTGTTGCCCGGAATGTCGGAGAAAGCCGGAAGCGGCTTCATGCGAAGTTGTCTTTGCGTATGCAAACTGCATAGTTTGCGGGAAGCCGTTCCCGCTGGATGGTAATCGGCACAAATGCTGCTCAAACGAGTGTACCGCCGAGCGGCAGCGGCAATTGCTCTTACGGGATAAAAAAGCCAATCCAGAGAAATATAATGCAAAGCATCGTGCGTGGTACGCCAAGAACAAGGATAGCATTAACGCCAAGAGGCGAGAAAAGGATGCGTTAAAACGGGAATCTGAAGATAAGAAGCGAACAGAGGCTTTAGAGCAAGAATATAAGCAGTTCAGGTTCCTGTGGCGCACGGCAATTTCCGAAGAGAGCCGCGATGACTTTGTATCCGGTTGCGTGTGGCCGAGTGCCGGAGATAGCCCGGAGGCGGACGCGCCGGAAGCCCGCGACCGCATTCTCGGCGAGCTGTGGGACGTAGCGCACATGTCCGTCCGCGAGATTCGCGATTTTTCCGGACTCACGCAGCAGGCGTTCAGCGATCGATTTTGTATCCCGATGCGGACACTTGTGAGCTGGGAAGGCGGGCACCACCCCTGTTCGGATTACCTCCGGCTCTTGCTTGCGCAGGCCGTTGGTGCCTACAAAAGAATATAAGTTGCACCCGGTGCCAGCCTGTGGCACCGGGTGCTTTTATACCATATCCAGCTTTTCCGCCGTCCTGCGCGCTTCGATCATGATCTTATCCATGCGCCGGGATACCGTTGAGCGATCCATGTGCAGCTCTTCCGCGATATCGATCTGCGGCATTCGTTCCAAGATGTACATCCGCCCGATCTCCCGGTCCTCTCGGCCAAGCATTGCCTGCCCAAGGACGCGCTCCCAATCGCTTGCCAGCAGATTTTTCAATCCATCCGGTAAATGCACGCGCCCTCTTGCCATTTTCGCCTCCTTCCGGCGCAGGACGGCTGAAAATTACTTGCTATCCAGCACGGCGATATTGCCCTTATTGGATACCTTCAGGCCCAGCGCGGCGGCGATATCGCGCACCTTTACATAGTTCGTGCCGTTTTTCAGGATACGTTCGACGGCGACCTCCTTGCCGTCCACGATCATTTTGCTTTTTTCTACCACTTCATCTTCAAACCTTTCCAAGAATTTTTTCCACTGCTCGTTGCCAGTGGTGTGATAGTAGGTGTTCATGTCCGTGCCTACAAAAGGACGCGGGCAGTACTTCCCGGACACATCATAGTGCCGGATAATGTGATCCGCCGGAATGTTGTGCTCCTCCATGAGCTTGCGGATGAGCCACTCGGCATTGTCCAGCACCTTTTTCTCGAAGAACCAGTCGGTGTCGTAGGCTCCCATGCGCTTCGGATTGACCTTCTTCGGTCTCAGCTCCACGCCGATGGAGTTCCAGTTCCGGCACTCCGGATGCAGCGTACCGTCTCCGCAGTGCCACGCCACATCCGTGTCCTTGACGCACCGGTAAATGATATCGCCCTCGTCCACGGCGTAGTGTGCGCTGGCTCTGGCCTGCGGATTTTTGAACCACTCGGCCACGCTGGCCGCAGAGCCGAGTGCGCCGAAGTAATGTACGACGATCCATTTCGGCGTGCAGCCGCCCGCTCGATGGTTGATCGGCGTGAGCGCGTCCTTAATTACCGGCATTGTTTGCGCCTCCATCCACTGCGTCCTGCACCTTCTGGCTCTGCGTGCCGAAATAGAATGCGATCACGACGGCATACACCGTCATAAAGTCCTGGCTGATCTTGCCCACCACGGCCATGTACGCAAATACCGCCGTCAGCGTCAGCGTCACAAGGCTCTTCACGCTCAGGAGATTCCCGAGCCGCTTGATGATCTTATCCATCGTATGTACCTCCATCGTCTTTATCATTTGGTTTTGCAAATACTCTCTTGAGCAGGAGCAAAAGCAGCTCCCCGCCGAAGGCCGCGCCCGCGAATACCAGCACATCCGAAAGGTCGCACGTCCTGTCCAGCAGGACGGCGGCGGTTTTCAGGATCATCGCCCATGTGGCCACTGCCGTGAGCATCCACAGGCAGTAGTACACAAGCTCACGGGCCATACGGCCCTTTGTCCATCGTTTCTTGTCTCTGCGCATCAGCCCAGCCCCAGCTTTGCCAGCGCAAATCCAATCAGTCCTGCAAGGATCGCCGTGATAAGGCCCCTCACGATTGCCTCCCAGCGGCTTCCCGGCAGCGCCTTGATGCTTTTCACATCGGCCTTGATCTCATTCACGTTTTCCTCGATTGCCTCCTGCTTGGTCGCCAGCACCTCCACCGAGGTCGCCAGCTGATGCAGCGCCCTGTTGTCTGCCTCCAGCTCGTCGATCCTGTGCGAGTTGCTCTTGCATCGCGCCTCCACGGAGGCGATCTGCGCCTGAATTCCATCATCCATCTTGATACTCCTTTCAAAGCTTTCTATTTCGCACTCCGGACAGACCATCCTTCCCTCCGGCACGGCCCGCCCGCAGCATACGCATGTATCCATAGGCCACTTATCCTCCCGTGATAGCCGGATAATCTTCTATCGCACTCCGGACAAACCATCTATGACCCAATATAAGCCATAGAGGATATTGTTTTATTTATTCCTGCTCTTGCCAACCAGCAGGATATGCCGCTGGTGAATATACATTCGCATCAATCAGACTGATATAATGCTTGCCATTGAAGGTGATCTTGTCACCCTTTTTGTAAGCATCGTGAGCGCCAGTAGGCTGCACAAATTCAGGCCATTCGTCTAGGGAAACAACCACAAACAATGCAGATGTAATATCAGGTGTCCAATCCGCTTGTGAGGTATGTGCCTGAACCACGCGATATAATACGCCATTGTATTGCAGCCGCTCATTTACTACATAAGCATGACCTATCACCCACGGTGGGAATAACTCTACTGCCTGTAGTGCGTCCTCATCAGTTAAGCTTACAGATGACTTTTCAATATAGGGACGGAGTGCTCTGGCCCTTTCTGTATAGCTCATACCGTTTCCTCCCCAAACATGATTCCTAGTGCCGTCTCAGCGTCTTGCAAACGTTCTTCTGTCGTCATCTCCGGCGTTGGAATCGGCGTTGCAGTCTCCGTGTAGGTATATGACGCACCCTCAACATCGATAGCCTCTGCATATTCCATGCCTGTCTCATTCTGCCGAATCATCATTCCTGCATCAGAATAGGTACGGTATAACTTTACACCATCACTACGCTGTGCATAAAATTCTCTTTGAATCATTTTTACACCCCCACAATATGACTTGAATAAGTTGACCAGTTTGTAGCCGATTTCCATGCGGCAACAAGTGCTGCTGGAACGCGAATTTGACAGTCAGCGGGGATGTTGGTAAACGCATTGGTGTGTGCTAGTCCCGGAACCGTTGTATAAGCTGTGAAATCATAAAAAGCTACACAATAACACCTAACGAACGACTGTCGTTCAATACTTGTTACACTATCAGGTATTACAATTGATGCTAGAGAATTACAATCGGCGAACGCAGATTGTCCAATACTTGTTACACTATTAGGCATTGTAATTGATGCCAGAGAATTACACTGAGAGAATGCATATTGTCCAATACTTGTTACACTATCAGGTATTACAATTGATGCTAGAGAACGACAGTTATAGAACGCGGAATCTCCAATACTTGTTACATTATCAGGTATTACAATTGATGAGAGAGAATAACAATTATTGAATGCATACATTTCAATACTTGTTACACTATCAGGTATTACAATTGATGAGAGAGAATAACAATTATTGAATGCATACATTTCAATACTTGTTACACTATCAGGTATTACAATTGATGAGAGAGAATAACAATTATTGAATGCATACATTTCAATACTTGTTACACTATCAGGTATTACAATTGATGAGAGAGAATAACAAGTGTAGAACGCATATTGTCCAATGCTTGTTACACCATTTCCAATCTCGATTTTCTGAACACTATTTTGATAAACATAATTTCGATTGTCAGCACTAGATGAATACCGAAGGATTGCACTACCATTATTCGATGAAGATTGTCCATAAAACCCTATTGCCCCATTCACCGTCAGCTTTATGACATACTCGCCTGGTGCAGCATAAACATGATTCGGCGTCCATTTTACGGTCGTTGTGCTTGTCCCTGTCAATGTATCTGGTGTGGTTCCATCACCCCAGTCCACGGTGACAGTTCCATTCGGACAAACGCCAAGCCTTGGAGATGTGCGTCCTTCTTCCAGACGGATATAGATACGGGTCTTGCCATCATCCGTGATGTACATAGCGCCGACATTCATCTTGCGGTTTGTGGTCTTGAGGTCAGCCAGCGACCAGTTCCAGCCCTGACAAATGAGACCCGCGTGTGATGGATAATCAGGTAGCGCGGTCTTTGTTGCCAGTTCTGCTAGCGTCCAAGACGTGACAATCGTACCATCGTAGTCATAGAATGTAATGTCTCCGGGGGCACCGGGCGTGAGGCTCCCACCGCTCCCACCAGTCTGAATGTTCCCAATGGCTGTCACAAATCCGTCCGGGTAGACAAGTGGGTCAGATGTGCCGCCCTTCGCGCGGATAGCTGATGCAACCTTTGTCAGGTCGGTTGTATTTGTTAAATATTCAGCCATCAGAAGCTCCCTCCATTCGCGTTTGCGATCTCAACAGCCGCCCATGCCCCATTTACGACGCGAAGGATTTTCCCGTTATCAGCGACTGTAACAGCTGGAATCGCTGGGATATCAGAAGCTCTCGCCAGCGTTCCAAGCCAAGCGTACCACTTTCCCACTGTTCCATTATACGTTATCGTCGGATACATCGGCGCGCTATTTGGTGCCATCGAGCCGAGCGCCGCAAATCCAAGCAGTATTACACCACTCATGTTCACCGCCGACACAAGCGGCAACTCAAGAGGCACTTCCAGCGCATCAAATGTTACAATCGCATACACGGCGTAGCCCGCCGCATAGGCCGCATACACTTCCGCTGCCGTTTTGTCAGCAGTTGCGGCGTATCCGCTGCCTGTAGGCGTCACCATCACATAAAACGTGCTCTTCACTTCGCCGGTCGCGCCATTCACGCTTTTAACCGGCACATCATCCGCGCTGATGGGCGTAAACCCGAGCGCGCCGACAACCGCATCCTTCGTGACATTCGCATTGGCCCCGTCTGCGCCCTTCGGAATTCCGAGGTTAATCGTAGGCTGCGCGGCAGTTCCGCCCATGCTGGCCGTAGCCGCGCTTCCTGCGGGCAGCGTCGTCACCGTCCCGATCTTGATATCCGGTGTCACGCCATCCTTACCGGGTGCGCCATCTGCACCATCCTTGCCCGGAGCACCATCCGTTCCGTTCGTTCCGTCAGCCCCGTCGTTGACCGTAGCGACAGCTTCTCCGTCTACCTTGATCGTTGTAACCTTCCCGGACTTGGACGCCGTGATAACGGGCGTGTGTCCGTCTGCGCCATCTGTACCGTTTGTGCCGTCTTTACCGTCTGCACCCTGCGGGCCGGTCGCACCCCTCGACGGCTTCCCGGTGTCCTCGTCGCCGAGATACCAGTTGCCGTTTGCACCGATGGTCGGCGTGATACCGTCCTTTCCGGCAGGGCCGGTCGCTCCATCCTTTCCGGGGTCGCCCTTCTGGCCTTGGATGCCTTGCTCACCCTGCGGGCCGGTCTTGCCGATGGGGCCGGTATCGCCCTTCGGCCCCTGTTCGCCGGGTTCGCCCTTGTCACCCTTGGGGCCGGGGTCACCCTTCGCGCCCTGCAACGGGCCGTTGTTTATCCAAGTGCGCGTCACGCCGTCGTAGATGTAAATGTCATACGGCTCGGACGCGCCGACGCCGTAGGCATCGCCAACGGCGGGATTCTTCACAGAGGTCTGGAGTGCAGAGACCGTGCCATAATAGCCCTTTACAACAAAGCCGGAGCCGGTTTCACCCTTCTGTCCGGGGTCGCCTTTGTCACCCTTGGGGCCTTGCGGGCCGCGTTCGCCCTGCGGGCCGGTTTCACCCGGAATACCCTGTGCCCCCGGAATGCCCTGTGGGCCTCTCTCGCCCTGCGGGCCAGTGTCGCCTTTCGCTCCGTCAGCACCCTTTTCGCCCGGAACACCCTGCGGGCCAGCCTCGCCCTTGAGTTCGGAAACCGCAATCAGGTTTTCCCATGTCACACCGTCGTTGGAATACTGGATATATCCGCCGGACACGCGCATATCAATCGTGCCGCCGCCGGAGCCTCCGCCAGAGCGTGCTGCCTCGTTGATGGCCGCAACAAGGTTATCCTTTGCCTTTGTCGTCAGTTTGGAAAGATCTCCAATCTGAGCCTGAATCGCATCGAACCAGCGCTTGGACGGCTCGTCCGGCGGCTCTGCGCCTGCATGGAGCGACGGAACGCACACCGTGTCATAGATGCAGGATTTCACAAGAACGTCCTCTACGCGCCACTGGAGCTGCGCCTTGCCATATCCGGAGTATTCGATGTCCGATGCGCTGACCGTCCAATACGCCGTGTGGCCGTCCACGGAAAGCGTCACGGGGTACGCCTCCGCGTCCCTGCTGGATCGCGGACGCTGGACCAGCAGCAAAGGTGTGCCGCCCGGCCAGTCTGCCTCAAAAGCTGAAAGAGGGAAGGCTACCCGCATCGCGTCGTTTTCACCCTGATGCCGCAGACAGATCGGCTCACGCCTGCTTGCGTTGATTGTAATCATATGATTTCTCCCTTCTCGGTGTCCAAGTCTGGCACCGTCATGCTGGGTTTCCAAAAGCGAACGCCACGACCCAGCTGCCGGAGATCCGCAGGCAGACGACGCGGCTCCCAGCCGCAAAGGTCACCGCCGTGTTGCATTTGTAGTGCTTCGTCGTTGCGGCGGTCTGCCCGTCGAAGATCAGCGATATCCCGTCCGCGTACTTGGCTGCCACAGTCGCGAGTGCGATGCGCTCCGGCTCAGCCACTGATTTTGCAGTATATCCTGTGATGCCCGTCACGCGATCACCACCCTTCGCGCAGTGTGCTGCATCAGCTCGCCAACGGCCATTGTGAGCGACCACTCGGTTTCCTCCCAAATGCCGCCGATATCCGGATCGTCGATCGATACGATATCCCCGACGCCATGGCCGCCGGTCGCCAGCGTGTAAAAGGTAATCGTCTTTGTCGCGTACATCGACTCATTGCGCAGCCTGTTTACCAGCTCTTGCAGTTCGTCCTGACTGGCGACGTTGTTTACCTTTGCGACGTCAACGATGCGCAGCCCGCGCCGGAAAGTGGACGTGCTGGAGGTAGGGGAGTCGTTGACGGCAGTCGCCGTCAGCGGCGCGCCTCTGTCAGGATTTGAGCAGATCCGCACAAAAACATTCGGCGCGTCAAATAGGTCTATCTCCTGCGTGTGGTCGTCTGTGATCGGTGCAAGCTGCAAGTCTGTGCTGCTGTATGCGTGGTCGATCCTGCCGCCGGTCGGCGCTTTGTACGGCTCCAAGTGGCAGATGCCGCGGCCGTCGAACCATACCGGATTGTAGTTGATCTCCTCCAGCAGTTGGTTGCAGATCGTCAGGAAGTCCGTCCCAGTGTCCCAGTCCTCTCGATCCGTTGCCAGCACCGCCGAGGACGGCACGGCCAGCACAAGCTTGATTCCTGCCGCCGTAAGCAGCTGCTGCACCGCCGTCAAATACGGCGTATTCGCGGCGATGTGATAGAGGCCCTCCGTTCGGCTCTGCTGGATGCGCCAGCAGCGATCGTATGCCTCGATCCGGAGCCGCCGCCCGTATGCGTCCATGATCTCCTCGACTGTGGTAGCCTGAAATACGCCGAGCGGTGTCTCGGCTCCGTCGAGGACAAGAACGGGTTGCAGCTCGTCGGACAGCAGATCAACGTCGGCATCCGGATAAACCTCCGCCGATAAGCTTCCCTTGATCTCCGAGTCTTTGCGGGTGTAGACATTCGGGGCGGCGTCTGCCGCCCACGAAAGCTGTTTGAACTCCGCGCCGCCGCGAAGCACATTGATTTTGTAAGATACATCACGAATCAATGTCCACTACCTCCTCCACGTCCGCCTGCTCTACATCAAATTGATACGACGTGTAAAAGCCGCCGTCCGCAGTGGCCGCAAGCACCGAGAGGCACCCGCTCACCATCTTGCCCTCCGGCGTTTTTACCGCGACCATCTTTCCCACAAGCGCCTCAAGCGCCGCGCAGTCCTCCGCCTCGCGGAAAGCGCACGCAACCGAGATCGTCTCCGCATAGTGCATACTGCGCTCTATCGTCGGATATCGCCGCCCGGCAAGCTGCACGGACTGTACACCCCGGCTCAGATTGCGCCCCGTCGTGCGGTGCGTGCTGGCCGAGTAGGGGAGCGGCAGCACGTCCCCGGAGTCAAGGTCGATCAGCGTCACGCACGGCACGGATGCTGTCACCGTCACTGTGTTGGACAGCCGGTAATTGGAGCTTGCAGCAAAGCACCCGCGCACATGGTATCTTACGCTGCCGATGGAACGCAGATCCGTGTATGTGTGCTCTGTCGTTTTTGCGATGAGTTTCCCATCGCGGTATATCAGGTAAAAGTTGTAGTGATACCCTCCGGCAGCGCTCCAGAAGAGGCGCACCGTGTCCCCGGCCTCCGCCGTCAGATTGATCGCCGGCCCCGCCGTGTTGGCGACTTGCAGCGCCGCCGATCCCCATGGCGACCACATGGCATATTCGTTTTGCACGCGGACGCGCACAATGTATTCACCATCTTCGAGGTACATCGGCGCTGTCCACGTTTTTTCCGTGCCGTAGTACGTGCCGGAGCTGTAAACGCCGTCGATTTCTACCTGGTAGGCCAGCTGTTCCGATGATTGCCAGCCGATAACCGGGCGCGGAGACTGCGACTTGATTGAAACCGCCGGAGCCGCCGGAGCGCCGACGCAGATGAACTCCGCCGCGTCGCTCCATGCGCCCGCCGCGTTGTCCGTGTTGTACGTCCGCACGCGCCAGTACTTTGTCCCGCTCCCGAGCGTGTTTGCCGGGGCGGTGTAGGTCATATCCGCGCCGGTCACCGTCGCAAGCGCCGTCCATGCCTGCATATCCGTCGAGATTTGCAGCTCCGCCTTGGTCTGGGCCGTGCCGGTAGAAATGATGTGAGCCCACGCAAACGCTACCGGCCTCGATGCGTCTACGATTTCGCCTTTCGGCGATTTTATCGCCGCCGTTGACTCTGCATCTGCGGTCGATAACGTTACCCAGTCCGATGTCGTTGTTTTGCCGCTGTTTGCGGTCACAACGATCCGCCATTGGACACTCGTCCCTGTAAAAGTTTTTGCTGGGACGGTGAAACTACTCGTGTTTCCGGAGACGCTGTGTGAATGGATCGTTCCGCTAGGACCTGTGCGCCACTGAAAAGTTGCAGAGGATTGGACGAGTCTCGGAGCACATGGGTATGGGGCTGTTGAGCTCCACGTGAAAAGAACATCGCGATACTTGTCAATCGCTCCGGCATTGGGCGACATACTTGATATATTCAGCGTATCCGCTGTGGCGCTTTCATCTATTGTCAATACGAGGTACGGTCTGTTTGCACCGCTCGTCTGTACGGTAAATGGCTTAGCATTTAAAAGAGAAGATTGCAATCTTATACCGTAGGTAACAGCGTCACCAAATAAGATTGATGCGGAAGGGAACTCTGCCCATACCGGGGCGTCCCCAACGCCCTTACGCTGGAATACGAGATTGTAACCAGCCTCATTCCATGTGTCCCACGTTGCAGTTTTCTCGTCAAATTCCTTTGTGTTTGCATGCGCATCATACCAGTCATAGGAACCCTCGGTTGCCAAGAAATAAAAGAACAGTTGCGCACCAGATATCCGTTTAAACCTAAATTGATCCGGCAGGCTCTCGAACTTTACAAGGAGCCGGCTCTCATATGTCCTAAGTGTTACTTGCGAACCAGTATGCACATTCGATCCTCTGTTGTCGGAGTCAAGAAACGCGAAGGCCTTGGAGTAGAGCCTTTGTGTTGTACTCATTCCTTATCCACCCCCATTCTGTCCGTTCTTCGCTTATTTCGCGCGATGTTTACGATATCGTTGAATTCCTTTACCGTATTGGCCGGGATCGTGATGTAAAATGTATCGCCTCCCGACGCCTGCCGGGTTTCCTGCGCCGTCAGGATGCGCGTGCCCTGCGGCAGCACAACTTCCTCCGGGCCGTACTCGCCGATCAGCGTCCGCCCACCTCGCCAGTAGTCCGTGCCGGAGGCGTTATAGCCCTTCTGCATTTTCCAATACTCGAAGGTAGTTCCTGTCCCTGACTTTTCCCATTCGTCGCGGAGGTAGCTCTCATAATTGGAATACCACTTGCCGTTTGCGTAATACTGGCCGTAGCCGTTCGCGCTGGTCGCGCGGTTGACGTCGGTCTGCTCCCATTTTTCCTTGAGTGTCTGCGTGTTGTTGCCGTTGCCGTAGGAGTAGCCGAAGCCCGCAGCCTTGCCCATCTGCTTCCAGCCGCCCGACCACTTATCCCAGTCCCATATACCGGTCGTGAGGACGGTCGCCGCACCGCTGATAAAGTCAATGGTGTCTGCAATGCCCGCCATGATCTCGGCCAGCGGGCGAAGCGCCTCCGTGAGCTTCGGTACAGTGTCCGACGAGAGCTGATCTGTAGGAGCAATAATGTCGCCCACAGTCTCCAGCAGCATACCGAAGGAGTCCACGATTCCGGAGTCCTTGAGCGCCTGCCCGCCGTCCCTGATAAGCTTCGTGATCTTCTCATAAAACTCCGTGAGATACGGCGCGAACTCAGCAGAAAGCTGATTCTTCGCGCCCTCCTGCGACTTTTGCAGTCGCTGGTATGCGTCGTCCACCTCGGTAAGCGCCGTCAGCGCCTCATTATCGAGCACGTAGCCCATGCTGTGCGCCTCCTGGGCGTACTGCTTGAGGCCGTCGCTGCCGATCTCGATCAGCGGATTCAGCTCCTGCGCAGACTCGGACATGAGGTCCATCGCCAGTGCGTCCCGCTCGGTCTTGTTTTTCATTTCGCCGAGGGCGTCAATCGTGTCATAAAACACGTCCTCCGCGCTGCGCAGCTGGCCGTCAACGTCGGTGATCTTCACGCCGAGCTTGTTGTACGCCTCATAGGCGTCGCCTGTGCCCGTCGCGGCTTCCTGCATTTTGTTGGTGGTTTCCTTGAGGCTGTCTCGGATGCGATCCAAGGACACGTCCGTAAGATCGGCCATGTAATTGAGTTCCTGTATGGAATCGGTCGACATTCCGGTCACGGAGCTGAGCGTCACAATGTCGTCTGCGGCCTCCGCCGATTCGCGCGTCATTTGTATCAGCGCTTTCTCTACTTTTGCGATGGCTACGGCCAGCGCCACGAATCCGCCTGCAATTTTTACAGATGTTGTGTTCAAGCTTCCCATTGAGTTCATGCTTTTCTGCATCCCCTCCGGCAGCTTTATCCCAAACTTTTCTGTAAGCCCGCTCACAACGTCGCCGAGATTCCCGGTCTCTTTCCCGGATTCTTCAATTTTCTCCTTGTTCTCATCCAGCTTATTGTTGAGGTTGTTCAGCTCTGCTTCTGCATTGTTGAGGCTCGTTTGCCACTGCATCGTTCGCTTGTCCGATTCGCCGTATTTCTCTGCGGACTGCTGCAAAGCGGCCTTTAGGTATTCGATTTTTTCTGTTTGCGATAAGATTTTACGCTCAAGTACATCATTCTGCGCAGCCAGTGACTCTACGCTGTCTGCGTTCTTCGCATAAGCGGACTGCACCTTGCGCATCTCGGAGTCCAGCACACGCATACCGTTTCCGATCTCCGACAGCGCCTGTTTATACTCTTTTTCGCCCGATAGCGTAAATTTCGTGCTGATATTTGGCATATTATATCCCTCCGCTGAGATATGCCGCCAGGCTCTTCGGCTCTTCCTGCTTTTCCGGCGGTTCCAAAGCCTCCAATAGCAGATTGATCCGATGCGGCGTCATGTTTTTCCAAAAGTCCCGCTCCGGCAGGCGCATCCGGAAGAGCCAGAACGCGAGATAGCCGGGGAAATCAATGCCTTCTCGCTTTGATTCCCCCGGCTGTGTCAGTTTTTTTGGGCGTCCTCCTGCGCGGCGTCGTCCTGCTTGCCCATTACCGCATCCTCAATCAGCGGCCAGATCTGCCGTCCGATTTCGTTTACCTCCCGCAGCGTGAGCTTGCGGCCTACCTCCCGCGCGGTAAACACCAACGGTAGGCCGTACTCGTCCTTGATCCCCTGAGAGTCCGCCGCATCTGTCATCATGGCCGCCAGAAATGTGAGCGTGCTCTTGTACCCTCCGGTTTGGTTTAGCGCTTGCAGAAGCTTCCCGTTATACGCCTCCTGCACGTCGCCAATTACCGCCATGTTGCATGTTAGCCTGTATTTTTGGCCCTCGTACTCATAGTCTACGGTTTTCGGCTTGGTCGTCTCCATCAGGTCTCACCCAACTTTCCCTTGATCCAGGCAACGGCCTCCGCCGCGGTGTCGACGGTCTCGGTCTCGAGCAGCAGCTCGTCGGTCGAATCGTCTGCGAGGAATTCGCCGGTCGTGGTTGGCGTGTTGAACTGGATGTTCTCGCCCTTGGTCTGGTAGGCCAGCGATGGCGGGCCGAACAGCGCTTTCGGCACCCAGACGCAGGTGTATTTGGTCACGCCGTCGATTTTATCCGGCGCGTAAAAGCCGACGCCGACATAGTTCGCGATGTCTTTTGCCGAGAATTTCAGATTTTCTTTGCTCGTATCGGATGTGCAGCCGTAGAGCATCGCCTGTGCGGCCCTTTTGATGTACTTTACAGCCAGCGAAATCGTGCCGCCGGTGGCAAGCTTGATATATTCGGCAAGCTTGGATTCTGCGTACAGGCGTCCCTCGGCGAACTTGAGTTCCAGCTGCGCGCTCATGGCGTCGCCGACGTCGGTCGGCTCTGTGTAGGTCACGGTGCCGGACGTGTTTTTATACTTTCCCGCCCGGATGCCGCGTAAGTCAAAACTAGGCATTACAGTAAGCCCCTTTCTTTCAGCTTTTGTGTGAGGATTTTTTCGAGTTCCGCGTTCACGCGCTTCTGCGCGCTGCGGACACCCTTTGTCCAGAAATAAGTTCCGTTGATTTTTCCGTATTCTGCACCGCGGCCGTAATTCAAAACAAAAAGCACGGTCGCTCTGCGCGTTCCGTGCTCGTTTTTTCCGACTGCCGTGATGGTGATATACGGATCTCCGTTTTTTTCCTGCTTGATGGTTTTGCGGTATTTCACGCTGGAGGCGTAGGCTTCCGTTCGGAACCCGCTCGCCCGGACGGCATTTTGCAGCTCCTCGACGATGATGTCCCCGGCGGCGTATAAAAGCTCCTGCTGCGTTTCGTCGTCAAATGCGCTGGCCTTTTGGAGCGTCGCCATGAGCTCATCCGTGCCTGAAAACGAGATTTTAGCCATATTCCGCGCCCTCCGTTTCGGCTATAAGCGCGATCTGCGTGCGGCCTGTTTCCTTGTCGTAGGTTTCCATGTCGACGGTGGCGATGTAGCCTGCGGCCTCCAGTTTGGCTTTTACGCGCTTTAAAAGTTCTGCGGCAAATCCCTCGGCAAAGATGGAAACAGCGTACTGCACGCCGGTCTCGGCCTCGCCGCCCTCGGCATAGATCTGCCCGGACTGGCCGAGCAGCTGATATGTGATGTAGGTTTCCTCCGCGCCCTTATAGGGCGGGTGGCATACCGGAACGCCCAGGCTTGATAGCGCCTCATAGATCATCATGCGCCGTCCCTCCGTTTGCAGGTCAGCTCGATTTCCTCTGTTTCCTGCCCGTAGCTGCGGACGACGTCAAAGACATCGGAGCCGCAGACGAGCTGCTGCTCGCCTCCGTATTCCGCGCTGTGCATGCGGAAAATTGCGTCCGTGCGCTTGCCGGCTTGTGCGGCCTGGTAATACTCGGCGCGGTTGACGGACTTGCGGGCGGCCCAGACGGTGGTCTCGCGTTCGAGCTTTTCGGTGGTCTTCCCTCTCACGATGGGGTAGGACAGCAGGCGCAGCGTGATTTGGGTGTCAAAGATCACAGCATGCGCCCCCTCCCTCGGCGCCCGGCGAATAGTCGTCGGACAGGCCCATCGCGTCTCGCAGCTCCTCAAAGCACGTCTTCCATTCGTCGCCGCGGCCGCAGAAGTCATGCTGCCAGCGGACGAAGGCGCGGACGGCGTCTTTGACCAGCGGGTCTTCGTCCGCCCCCTCCGCGCCCGCAAGGTGCAGGCGCAGGAGGCAGGCGTCGATCTCGTCGGCGAGCTCGTCGTCAAGGGCGTTTGTGGTCAGCCGCAGGGCGGTTTTTGCAACGTTGATCAAAGCCAATGGTTATCCCTCCCTGTTGGCCGCTCGCCGTCAGGCCTTCTTCTTGGTCAGCGTGACGAGGCTGTTCGTGTCGACACACTTGCCGTCGACAAGCGCCAGCGCGACGGTGACCTCGTCGTCTGTCGCGTTGTCGGTGTACTTGCGGAAGGTCATGCCCAGATTTTCGTTCCAGAGGTAGTCCTTGAAATTGAAAATGAACGCAAAGATCGTGTCCGCGGTCACGCTCGCCGTGAAGGATGGCAGGTAGTCGCCGACGAGGACGACCTCGCGGCCAAAGAGCGAGTAGACCGGCTTGCCGCTGAGTCCATAGTTGACGCGGGCGACGGGCTGCTTCTTGTCGTCGACCATGCCGACGATCTGCTCGAAGAAGGTCTTCTTCGACATGCACCAGACGGCGTCTGCATCGTAAGCCTGCGGCAGCGCGGCCTCTGCCTTGGTCAGGTCGGCGTATGCCAGTGCGGTCGTTGCGGCAGCAATGTCGATGTTCTGGCCGGTCGGCGCGGTCTCCTTTGTAATACCCTTCGGCTGGCCGGAGCCAGAACCGCTGATGATGGCCTGTTCCTCGGCCTTGACCATGGCCTCGGCCACGTTGGCGACAAACTGCGATTCAAACATCGGGTAGGTCACGATGGATACCTCGAGCGACATGGAGATCGCGCAGCGCAGCTTGTGGTAGGCAAACGTGATGGAACCGAGCGCCTTTTTCTGCTTGTCGGAGCCTGCGCCCTCGGCAACCCAGGAGGCCGTCGGCTTTGCCGAGCTGGTCGGGACGGTCACTCCGCCCTTGTAGGACGTGTGCGTCACGCGCGGCAGGATCATGCCGGTCGCTTCGATCTTTTCGTAGATCTTCTGCAGCGTCGTGGTTGGGATGGCCGCGCCAACGTCGGAGGTCTTGGTGTTTGCGTCCACGTTGGTCAGCTCTGCCGGGATCTTCTTGCCGGTCAGGACGTAATTCATGAAGGCCCGCTTGTACTCGTCGGTGTCGTACCGGTCGAGCGCGTCCGGAGTCTTTGCCGTGCCGGACAGGTCGACGGACTGTGCCGCCGCAGCCGGAGCCGCGACCTTCTGGCCCGCGAGGGCGTTGAGGTTCGCCTGGATCTTGGCTTCCTCCTCAAACTTGGCGTCGATGGCTTCGACTTCCTTCATCTTGGCCTGCGCCTCTGCTGTCTTGCTTTCGTCCAGCAGCTTCTGGGCGTCGTCCATGAGCTTCTGGCGCTGGATGTTGTAAATTTCCTTCGTCATTTCAATTCTCCTTTGAGTTTTAAAAATTTCAGTTTTGCTTCTGCCTGCGCCCGTTCGGGCATAAAAAAATCAGGCTCTGCGGCCTGACCTTTTAAAAAGTTTTCCGCGCGCCGGAGCGCGTCTTCGCTGAGCATGCCGGAATAAAAATCCGCCGCCAGCGGTTTCTGGCCGGTATCCGGCTGCATCACGCGGTCGACGAGGCCGAGCTCTACGGCCCGCTCCGCTGTGATCCACGTTTCTGCGTCCATCATGGCGGCGATCTCCGCCTCCGGCCTGCCGGTCTTGGCGACGTAGGCCGAGATAATGGCGTGGTTGGCGTCGCGCAGGACACCGGCGGTGTGCTCCATCTGGCGGTAGTCGCCGTCGGCGCTGGACTGGACGTTGTGGATCATCATCATGCCGGTCGGCGTCATCTCCGACTCGCCCGCCATGGCGATGATGGACGCGGCCGAGGCCGCTAGGCCTACAATGCGGATGTGGACGCCGCCCGCGTAGCTGCGCAGGGCGGTGTAGATCTCGCTCGCGGCGAAGATCTCGCCGCCGCCGGAATTGATCTCGACTTCGGCCCGCTCGCCGTTTCCCTTGGCAAGTGCGTCGGCTACGGATTTTGGGCTTGTCGCCTCCATACCGTACCACTGGTAAAAGCGGTGCTGGTTGCTGGATACGATCGGCCCGCGGATGCTGATCTTCATGTGGTTTCATCTCCTTTCTGCGTGGTGTTCCGGTCGACCGGCTGCGTGTCCAGCCTGCGGATCGGCTTGTCTCCGCCGTCTACCGGTGCAAGATTGAACGCACGCCGCCATTCGTTCGGCGTCAGCGCGCCTCGGTCGACCAGCTGCAAGAGATTCAGCTTTGTCGAGGTCGACGCGAAGTCCCACGCTGACGCCTCAAATACGATGCGATTCCCGCAGCCGCGCTCGCGGCGAGAAAACAACTTTCTGGTGTACTCTCCACTCATCTGTTTCAGCACCGGCTCGATCTCGGCGTCAAAATAAGCGTTCTGTTCATCCTCTGTTGCGATCGACGTTACGATATGCGGGTTGGTATTAAACAGAGCGTAGATGCGCTGCGTGGTTTTGTCCATCTGGGCTGCGTTCGGGACGTAATCCTTCGGGTCAATCTGCTTCGCCTCTGCTTTTGCGTCTACTGCTGCAACGCCCGTGCCGTTAGTCACGTTCAGGAAACTGTCAGCGAAGTCCTGCGCGCGCTGCTTCACGTCCTCCGGACGCATGGACGCGGCGAACATCAGCAACCAGCGAATTACGGCGCTGTTGCGGATGGCCTTGACGATGCCCTGATCCGTCGTGGTGACGATCTCCATCAGCGGCACAATGGCCGGAGCAATTGGGTCGCCGAAGATGTCGTTTTCGTAAAAATCCCCACGCAGGTGGATCACATCGTCGTATGCAAACGTAAGTACATTGCCGTTCTGCATGTAGAATTTCAGGTACAGATTCCCGCCAGCGTCATAGACAGCGTCTGCCTGCATGGCTGCGACCGGAAAAATGGCGTTCGGCAGTCCGTTTTCATCCCGCAGGATCACGGCGAAAGCGTTGTTGTTGAGGACCAGCTGCGCGGCCAGCTTCTCCTGCAGCAGCTGGCCTGTCATGTACTGGTTCGGTTCCTCAAGCAGGAACCGGATGTACGGCTCCGGGTTTATGGCGATCTTCCGCGTCTGGGCGGTGATGGTCTCCCGGATGTGCTTTGCCGTCAGCTTGCCGATGGCCTTGATCTTGGGCCGGATGCAGGCGCGGACGATATCGGACTGATACATTTTGCCGTTGTAGCTGTAAAAGCCATTCCCGCGTTCCTGCACCATCTGCACGGTCGAAACGCGCTTGGTGGTCGTGATATTCGTCAGGAGGTTTTTAAAAAATCCCATTGTCTCACTCCTAGAGCATACTTGTGTATTCTGCCTGCTTCTGATCGTAGATCGTGTAGGCATCGAGCAGGGCCGCCGTTCCGTCAATGCGGCGCGTGGACTTGCTCGTTTTGTGCGGCTGGATATTGCCGTTTTTGTCCTCGTCGTAGGCGGTGTTTGCCATGCACCACTTGTCAATCGGGTTGTTGTTGTAGACGATCCGCTTGGACTCCAGATCGTTCCCGCAGCGCTTCATCGGCTCGGAAAGCGTTTTTACGCCCTGATGCACGGGGATCATGGCCTCTGCTCCAAAGTAGTCCGCCATGCTGTCCGTCCAGTAAGACGCCGACCATGCGTCATAGCCGATAAAGGGTATAAAAATATCGAGGTCTTCCTGTACCTCGATAAACCATGCTTTTACGTCCTCATAGCGAATCTTGTTTCCCTCGGACAATCGGATCAGCCCGCGCTCGTGCCACTTGTCGTATGGGATCTTGTCCTCCGTTACGCGTTTCTCCAAGAGATCCTGCGGCAGCCAGTACATGGAGAGCACAAACAGAATGTCCGGCAGCTCCGGCACCTGGAAGATCACCTTGCCCGCTGTGAGGTCGGTTGTCTTGGATAGGTCGGCCCCGCCGATGCCGTATCGCGGGTAGGAAAGCACGCGCTCCTGCGTCTTGCCGTCCGCCATGTAATGCTGCCAGATCAGGCGGCGGTTTTCCCTGTCGAGCTGGAAGGTGTCGCGGTTGTCCAGCTGCTCAAAGTTGAGCCAGGCTTCGCTGGAGGTCTCGCGGATGTTGAAATCCTTGCAGACGAGGTTTCGGACGAGGGCCGGGTTTTTCTCCGCCCGCTCGACCCGCTCCTTCAGCGCCGTGTAGCTCTTGATCGTCCCGAGACCCGGATTCGCCTTTTTCCAGCAGTCCGGGTTGGTCCATTCGCTGCGCTTGTCGAGCTCGTAAACAAACGCGATCCGGCGCGGGTCGTGGTACCCGTCCGGATCTTCGTAGCCGTTGATGATGCGCTCGGCTTCTTCGTATTTCTCGTCGTAGATGTCCTCGCGGATGGTGCCCGCGGTGGAGGTGATAAAGGTCAGCGGCTGCTCACGGGCCGTCACGCCGTCGGCGATAATGTCATACAGGGCGCGCCCGCTCTTCCACTGGTGGATCTCATCCATCATGGCCCCGTGGATGTTGAGGCCGTCGAGGGTGTCGCTGTCAGAGGCCAGCGGCTTGAAAACGCCGTCGTTAAAATCGCTGTCCAGCTCAGCGACCAGACTGCGCATCCGGCGGCAGAGCGCCGGGGACTTTTTGACCATCCGCTTTGCTTCCTGCCAGATGATCTTCGCCTGGTCTCGCTTGGTTGCCACGGCGTAAACCTCTGGGCCAGCCTCTCCGTCCGCCGTCTGCAAATACAGGCCGACGCCGGATGCCAGTAGCGATTTGCCGTTCTTCTTTCCGACGATGAGGATGGCCTCGCGGTACTGCCGGTTTCCCTCGATGTCGATAAACCCGAAGACGGTCGCCAGCAGCGCTTTTTCCCATAGCTCCAGCCGGACGAGCTGGCCGCCCGCCTTGCCCTTGGAGTGGTGGCAGTAGTTTTCAAAAAATTCGAGGACGTGGTTTGCCCGGCGCGGGGAATAATAAAACTCGGAATCCTTGTTTTCCAGCTGCTCTACAACGTGCCGGTAGGTCTTCTGAACTTTCAGGCTGACGACTTCGCGGCCGTCCTGTATGGCCTGCCAGTATTCGATGATGGGGTTGTAGGTCGCCGGGTAGCGCGTGAGTTTCATTCCTCGTCACGCTCCCGGACAAAGCTTGCGAAGCCGTCGTCCTCCTGCTTCGGCGCGGTGTCCGGCTTTGGCAGGAGCGCCGTGAGCTGCTTGATGATCTTCTGGTAGTTTGCGTTCGTTGAGTTGTACGCCTGCCCGATCGGCCGGGCTCGGTCATATGGCTCCAGTCGCTCCGACTGCTGGAATTTCTCCGTCCAGCCGTTTTCCCGCAGGTCGTCCGCCATGTCCTCGCACTCGATGCGCATAAAGGCTGCCTGATCGATGAGGCCTGCGACAGTCCCGGCCGCTTCCTTCGGCAGATTCCGGTAAAGCTTTTTCAGACGCGCTTTCTCCGCGCGGATCCGCTGTTCTTTGGTTTTTTCCCGCTGATTCGCCACAGAAAACGCCTCCTTTTTGCGTGATTTTTGCCGTCTGCCCGCGCGTGCGCGTAGATTACTTATCACCGCGCTTTTGTAGGGGGGGCTCGCGAACGGCCTGCGTATTCTTCCGAGGTAGGGCGCGCGGTGATCTAGCCGGCGCCCCGGCCTCGCGCGACGGGGGGGATCGGGTCTCCGGCGGTGTCGAAGAAAATTTTTTGCGTCAGAGATTTTGCGACTCCGTGCCCGTCAAACTGATCGTGGCAGTCCTTGCAGACGAACTCGAGGTTGGAGTAGGACAGGCTGACGTCCGGGTCTGTGATGTTGTCCGGCGTGAGCGCCCGTTTGTGATGGACGATATAGCCCGGCTTGTCCCGGCACTCTTCGCAGAGCCCGCCGTCGATGGTCCGGCGGAACTTGATATACCCGGCGCGGCATTTCTTCCAGCGCGCGGATGCGTAAAAGCGCGCGGCCCATGGCTGCATCCTGTCCCCTCCAATTCTTCACGCTATCACTGTAGCACATTTTTTTGGCCCTGTTGGCTCAATTTTTTCGATAGCCAAGCTCCCGCGCCGCTTCGTATACAAAACGGCTGTACATGCGTTTGGCTGTCGACTGGCTGATATGCACCCGGCGCGCGGCGGATTCCAGGCTTTCCCTCGGCCAGATCCATGCGTGCAGGCGCACGATCTCCAGCACATCGGCTCCGTCCCTCCATGTCTGTGCAGTATTGATCGCGGCTTGCACGGCAGCATAGTCCTCGTACTCCCTCGAAGATAAAACGCGCACAGCGATATCCTCGACGGTGCGCCCGGAGGACTTCCCACCCGGCTGTGCAGAATACCCCGGCGTGATCTTCTGGCGGCTCATGCCCCGAACCTGTCTGTCCAGTTTCGGGAATTCGCCGATGGTGCGGCAGACGTTCCAATACCACCAGTATCTCGTCTTTGACACTTTCCCACTTCCTTCCTGCTTCGTTCTAAAACCTTACGCATATACAAGGCTTAATTTAAGCGGCTCCCGTTCCGCTTGTGC